TAGATAGTCGCTCATGGTCTGCTGATTGCCTTCGGTGTAGCGAATCAGTCGGGTTTCCATGCCCACAAACTGCAAAAACCAAATAGCGGTAGCGTCAGACCATCCTAAGTCAAAAATGGCGTGTACGGGCTTTGTCGGGTCATAGTTGACCTTTGTGATGCGGCCATCCAACTCGGCAAGTTGCATTTCCTTGGCAAACACAGCGCCATCTACGGTCTGGCGGCATAAACCTTCCCACACCACGTTGTAGGCTTGTGGGTCACGGGCTTTAAGCTGGTCTTTTTCCTCACGCAGCGTTTCAGGAAACCACGGGTTATCTGACCAGTTCACCTTAACAACAATTGCGTTATCAGGCTTGTGAATGACAAATCGTTGGTAAGTTTCGTCTGTCTCTAACTCTGGGTTGAACGTAATCCAAATTTCTGAGCTTTCTTTGCGGATGGTAGGAATCAGCACGTTCCAGCTAAATCGGCTGGTTGTCTGCGCTTCTTCTACCCAACAAATGTCCACGCCTTCGTAAGACTTGACGTTAGCCACGTTGTTCTTCAAGCCAACAAAGTTAAATTCTGAGCCGTTCTTGCCTCTGATCGTGTTCTGGGTTATTTCATAAAACCCCAACAGGCCAAGCGCCTCGATCTGATCGCACAGCAGCTTATGCACCGAATCCCGAATTGAGGTCTGAAACTCACGGGCGCACAGTATGCGTAACGGGTCTTTGGCCGCCTTAATTAGCAAAGCCCTAGCGACACCCCATGACTTAGCCCCGCCACGACCACCGTAAAGAACCTTGTAGCGTGACTTTTCAAACAAGCATTGCAGCTTGATCGGAAACTGAGCTTTAGCTATTGCGGTATTTACTTCTGACATATTTCGTTTTAGGTTGTTGGTGGCCCGAGTTGAACGGGCTACCCAAGTTTATGCAACCTGAAGTATCTCTCGCGCTTCACCAACACGGCTGAGGACTGTCCTGCTATCTAGCTAGGCTCACAGGCTTTTGCAATCCTCATGCGTCTTGGTCTGGTTTAACAAACGTCACTTGGATGCCAGACAGCAACGGCGCTCCATCTGCCCCTGTAATCTCGGTCTTGGTGCTTTCACGGTACTTCTTTGGAAACCTTGCAGCCATTGACCGCGACCACAGCGAAGCATTTAGCTTAGACGCATCCTTGTGTTCAAGCATATACAAAGCGGCTTGTTCTTCCCACCACGCCTGTTCATAAGTCTTGGCTTCTTCCAAGGCTTGCGAAAATTCTTCGTGACGATCACGCCATTCATACAAAGTTCTTACAGGTGTATGCAGTTCATAGCAGATTTGCTCAATAGACTTACCCAAGCGCCCCAATGCTATGACTGTCTCGCAATATGCGGGGTCATAGGTGGTTGGTCTACCAACTGGGCGCTTTTCATCTGTCATTTTTTGACAGTCTTTGCAGCTTCTTTAAACGCTTTGGCTGTGGGCGCACCCTTAGTGCCAGGCGTTCTCATCTTTTCCACAGGCCTACCCGCAGCTTTTTGGCGCTCAATGCGTTCTTGCTTGGCGTGAATGTTTGCGTACAGTCCAGGTTTTGACATTAGCAGTTCCAGTTCTTTAATGATGCCTTGGCGCGTTCCGCTGGGCCTTTGGCGTTCTTTACTACGCCTTCCATCCTTGCACAGAAACTTGCCTTGCGGCCTTCATCTGCCTTGGTTTTAGGATTTGGCGCTGGTGGCTTTAGGTTGGCGTTGTTTTTAGCATTGTATTCAGCACGACCTTTGGCGGTCATTCCTGCGCCTTTTTCCGTTGGGTTGTAGGTCTTACCCTTACCCGTGGTTTTATGCTCAATAGGTTTATCGTGCTTTTTCATTTCTTTTTGGCCTTCTGTGCTTCACGCTTTTCAGCATAGGCAATTGCCACGGCTTGCTTAACAGGTTTACCTGCTTTCACTTCCGCTTTAATGTTTTCTTTAAACGCTTTCGGGCTGGCTGATTTCTTCAGGGGCATCTTGTTTCTCCAGTTCGGCTAATTGCCACTTGCATTGTTCTAAAGCACCATTGATCATGTGCAAATTGACTTCCAACTGTTTGCCTTGCGCCATCAGTTCATCCATGCGTTTTTGGATTGCTTCTTTCATTTATCTTCCCCAGTTACTACGGTTGATTGTTTATAAAGTCGTGGGCGCTTTGTTGGATCTTTTTTCTCCAACAACTTGCCGATTTTCCAAATTAACCATTGAATCTTACGCTTGAGCATGGCTTTCCCCAAAGTAGGCCAGAACATCAATGTCTTCGTTTATGTCTTTAAACCGCTGTTCAAACGAATACACAATGCCCTTATACATACTGGCATGGTAGCGGTTGCCGTTCTTTTTATAGTAGGCCAACTGCTTTTTGGCTAGTCCATAAGCCATTGCCAAGGTGTAGATGTTTTCTTTGACTATCATTCTTCAACAAAACAAATGTCTTGCCAGCTCATCCGCAAACAAGTGTCTTCACCAATCTTAATTGGCTCAAACTTCAAATATTCGTCTTTGGCCGTGTCTGCCACAGTACCATAATGCACTTTGTCGCCCATCTTTAAGCCTTGGCGCATAGCATCGTCACCCAATGCAACCACGTAGCCCGTGGTAAAAGCGCCTTCTACCTTGCTTAAGTCCAACAGTTCAGACTTAAACCGCTGTTCTGGCTTAACAATAATTTTGTCGCGCAATGGCTTGATCATGTTGCCACCCTCTTGGTGTACTTGCGTTTAGGCCTGTCTGTCATTACACGAACAGGCAATGCAAGCATATCAGGCACAGGGTCTGCATATGGCACAGGCGCAAATTCACCGCAACGCTCCATTGGGCTGCGGTGTTGGTAAGTCGGATAACGCCGACAAGTACCCATGCTATGTCCACTATCTACAAAGTGGTCACAAGCCTTACAATTCTTTTCAGACATGGCGAATCTCCTTATTTGCCTTGTTTAGAAGCCCTTTCAGTCCTTCCCGACTGTTAGGGTTTCGCTATTTTAGCAAGGGTAACAGGCTTTTTCTTTAACGTAGCAAACACCTTCTGTCTTGCCAGTATTAAATTGCTTGTTGTTGTCGATCATGTCTTCTTTGCCCATGCCAACGCCGCCAACGACTTTGCCCATGCGGTTGCCGCTGTTGTCTGGCTTGTCAGCGCCTTTAGGTGGAGTTGCGCCAGTTGAACTTGGAGCGCCTTTGCCTGTATCCATTTTACCCATGATGTTTCCTTAAAAACGTTGTTTGGTAACTTTATGCCGTTGATGGCACAATGTCAATGTTATTTTAACAGGAAATATTATGCCTACAAATTTCAAAATCTCTGCTGACATGAAATCCAAAAAAACCCCATCTGGCCACTATGAACCAGAAAAACAACACAAATCAGAAATGAAGCGCATTGCTGCTGTTGAAAAAGAACTGAAGAAGCACGAAAAGCTGCCAGCGGCCAAGGCTCACGGCAAATGATCGGGCCATTGCCCTTGGTTTTTTAATCGGCTTACTGTGCGGTAATAGGCCAAATCCCATAACATTCGGCGCTGCTCTTTACTGAGTTTTGCGCCTTGGTCTATTTCTTGGTGGCAAGCCTGGCACAGCGCAGCCGTGAATTCATCACTTGCCTTGAGCGATCTGGCCTTACCATGCTCTGCCCAGTTGCTGTGTGCAGCCTGCGTTTGACCTTCAATGTAACAATTTTGACAAGGCAAAGATGCAACATTCATCAAATGCTTGCGGCTTCTGAAATAGTTAAATTTTGGTCTTGCCATCATTTTGATACTGCTCTTTCTTGCGACCAACCATGTTTCAATCTCCATTGAACTTGGTCTTTGTTCAAATTATGCGTTTCGCAATACTCAGACATTGTCATTGGTGTTTTACCAACTGTAATGATTACATTGTCGCGCCTGTTGTTTTGTTGCTGCTTTTGCGTTGCCCATCGGCAATTTTCTTTTGAGTAGCCTTTTGTTACATCTATTCTGTCGATTGACATTCCTTCTGGACACTCGCCCATATCTTCAAAAAACTTTTCAAATGAGTTAAACCAATCATCACAAACTGTAATGCCAATAGCGCCATATAGATGATATTTATGATTTTTAGGGTTGTGGCATCTTTGCTTCATACCTCCCCAACTTCTGTAAGTGCTTGTTTCTGTCATTCCATGCTTTCGTTTAGCCCTGCCTTTGGCGGCAGCGTCTTCAAGAAACAAACATCCACAGCTTTTTGTTTGATTTCCTCTTAAACAAGAACTAGAAACATCTTTTAACTTTCCGCAGTTGCAAAGACATTTCCAAAACACAGCACCACTTGAGCCACGCTTGTCTGTTTTTTCAATAACAGTCAAACGACCAAATGTTTGCCCAATCAAATTTACTAGCTGACCCATAGAAACCTCTAAAGACTTTAGATTATTCTACACTACTTTCCTTTAGCTCTATCCCGTTCTGGTCGCACCAACAGATTAAAAATGCCACAAACTCGCTGGCCTGTTCTTTTGTAAATTTGCGGGTTTGGCGCCCAAGCTGGACTATGCCATCGCCTGCAAGGTTTGGGATGATCTGACCACTTTCCAAACCAGTTTGCCTACAAAATTCTTGCACCAGTAGCCGCTTCCAATCCTCTGCTGACCACTTAGCACCCATGTGCTGTGCTTGCTTGGCAATGTCACCAATAATGGCGTGAAACTTCTCGTTTTGTTCATTGCTACGGCCTGCGTCTTTGATTTCTAGTGTCAGCTTTTTGCCTGCGGCCAATGCGTCTTTGACTTTAGGCCAAATATTTTTCATCAGGCTCGTGGCTTGAGCTTGGCTTTCTAGGTTGTAGCGCATACGCCAATCATTCTTAAAGCCGCTTCAGGGCCATCTACAACGCAAACTGGCCCCTGCCATGCACCATGCCACTTAATCTGGTCTTCTGTGAGTTTCTGGGCTGATTTAGGCTTATTCCCGTCTTTCACTTCCATTAAAAGGTTGACACCATTGATTGAAACCAGCAAATCAGGCACACCCTTACCAACAGCGGCCAACGATTGCACAGATGCGCCAGCAGCACGAAGGGCAGACACTACTTGGGTGTGATTTTGATCAACCTTGGCATATCTCATTCTTTGTAGCTCATCATTAAAACGCACACCAATGCGCCGACTGTTATAACAATGCCAATGCCAATTAAAAGCACGATCATGCTAATATTTTCAATCATGTGTTTTTATCCTTGAGTTTTTTCTCTATGTCGTATATTGCCACCAAAAAGTTACCGCGCTCCATTGTTTTAACAAACTCAGCCATTTCCAGTTCCGTCAGCCCAACCCATGTGCGTTCTTGTGGTGACTTGAACAATGCCACATCAACATTGAATGGGATGCTTTTAATGTCAAAGTTGTCGTGAGGCTCAAGTCGGTACTCGTTGTACTCATTGCGATGGATGTACGCCACAGGCTCACCTTGCTCTTGCTTGGGTTGTGGTGTAATGTAGACGGTTTTGATTCGTTCAACAATTCGACATCCATCACCAGCATGGCAATCGTGCGCTATTCCTGCTGAACAACATTGCGTCACAGGCTCACCCTGCTCTTGCTTGGCTAGTGCATCAAACCATTCACGAAATTGACGCAAAGACCAATGCCCTGTTTTTACC